AAAGGGCACACTAGGCTGTACATAACTTCCACTAGGACCGCCCACCTGCGGATGATTCATATATTGATCTGATGTAGTAACTGCGGTAACTGTTAGATTTTCAAAGTTGGGATTAACATCTTTTAAAATGTATTGCTCAGGTTTTTTACCTTCGCTTTCGTTTACAATAACTTTGACTACTTTGCTCATTTCTACCCAGAATAACTTGAAGTTTTCCGGGTCTCTTACAAATACCTGATCGCCGTATTTTATAGTATTTCTTATTATCTTGAAGATTCTGCTGTTAAATTCATTTAACTTTACCCATTGAGCTAATTGTTCTTTAATAATTTTAACTTCATTATCAGTGGGACTTTCTTTAAATTTAATGTCAAATGGAGTGTTATTTGCTTCATTTTTCTGTGTCATAAACTCGGACAGGATGTCTAATGCTGCGTTAATTTCTGAATCCATATCCATTTGTTCATATTGATTATAACGCTCAATACGATTTGGATGTCCTATGTAAACATCCGGAAGATTACTTTGATAATTTCTGTATCCAGGATCTGGTATACGACCACTACCAATTGGGCTAATGTTACTAGGAAGATTGGAAGATTTAAAATACTTACGCCAAGTCATATGTTATCTCAATGAATACTATATTTACCGTGTTTATTATGTGTTGTCAGCTATTCTTTTTAGATAGTCTTCACTTGTTTGCATGGCAGATAACAAGTCCTCTAAAATAGTGCGATCGCGCATCGTTTGTAGCATTTCATCAAATTTGCCATCAGTTTTTTGATTCTGAGCATTTAATTGATTGGTTATACCTTCCATTGATGTTTTAACTACATCTAATACTGTTTTCATTTCATCAGGTGCGGCACCAGCATTACCTGCACTTGCTGCCTTTTCAAATAATTGTTTAGGGTCCGGAATTTGTAATTGACTTAAAGATTCTAATACTTTTTCCGGGAATACTGCTTCGTTACCATGCAACTCGACCAGATATCCCGAAGTTGGTCCACTAAATGCACCTCCTTTAGCTGCTCCTGGAATTTTTATTTTTAGAATATCTTTAGTGAAAGTAGCCAAATTGCTTGCTGCTTGTTGTAATTTTTCAACTGTTGATAACAATACATTAGTGACTTTAGATGTGGCTTCGTTTATCTTGCCACCTGGTTCAGCTGTGATATTATATTTTAACACCGCATCCATTAGAGTTTTTCTATTCTGTAAATCTAACTCGTTTTGTTTTCTTTGAGCTTCTGCTATACCTTTACCCTGTGCCATTGATTGAGAATACAAAGACATTTGTTCAGTTAGTTGTGACATCTGAGGTCTGAGATTTTCACGCATTACTCGTTCTAATCCTACCATTTGACTTCTAGTTGGATCGATACCGTCGGTCATTAACTTTTGTAGCTGCACTGTAGTATCGCCCAATTGCGCAGTTTCTCTATCTTTAGCCGATTCACCTTTTCTACCAAGTTCCGCTTGTTTTTCAAACAGACCAGTAACTTCGCTTTGAGCACCTGTTAGTAAAGTTAGTTGACCGTAGCTTTTACCAGCTGCTAAAGCTTCTTCCTTCATAGCAGCGCCATATTCTTTCACTCTTTCTTGATATCTTTTATTGACTTCTGTTGCGTCAAGAGCAGAATTTTGCATATCTGCATATGTTTCTTCTAGTAATTTTTTACGAGTAGGACTGGCTGCTAGTAATTGATTAAGATTTTTGTCTATTATTGTTCCATCTGTAGCTGTCATTTGCTGCAGACCTTTTTGTATTTCTGGTCCCATGCTAGCTACAGCAGTAGTAAATCTTTCAACTGCGCCTGGTCCTTGCTCAGCTAATTTTGCCTGTACTGCCAACTGTTCGGCAGCTTGTTGTGCTCTTTTTTGTGCTTGTTTGGCGTCTTCTCCGGTAAACATAGAAACCGCTCTTAGGTTTTTCATATATTCGGCGTGCCCAACAGCTACCTCTCGATCACTCATGTTTCTTAGCTGCCCGGACTTATTAAGCATTTCCATATACTGAATAAGACCTTCGGCTTGGTCTTCTGCGGAATACCCAGCCATTGTTAATTCTTTTCGATAATCTTTACCTTGTTTGGCTAAGTTAGTTAATTCAATGTTTACATTCTTAAATTTCTTAACACCACCGGCTACTGTATTTCCAAAATCCATTAAATCTTTTTTGTTTCTTACTACAACTTTAGAGAATTCTTCTTGGTATAATTGTGCGTCTCCGGCGGTGTCGCGCATTGCTGTAAAACCGCCGGCTAGTGCTGCTCCATTTTTTTCCATTAATGAAAATGAAGCAGTAGTGTTTTGTAATTCTTTTTGTAATACCTGTATATGCTGTTTTTCTAAATCTGTTAAACCTGAAGCGGCACCTAATGCTCCGGCAGCAAGTCCAGAAATTCCGGCCACTGCTCTTGCTATAGGATTAGGAATAAGTGCAAACACTTCTGCTACTGTAGTTGCACCTGCAGTCATTTTATCAAGTATTCTAATTTGACTTTCGATTGACGCATTTTGGCTAGCAATCACAGTATCTAATCCGCTGGCACCGGATTGATATGCTTGTGTAGTGCTTAACAGTTGATTAGATACTGATTGTACTGCTTCGACTAATCCCCCTTTAAGTAAACCAGCCGACATCTGACCAGCTGCATCTGCGGTAACTTTTGCTGCCATGCTTTGTGCTTCTCGCAGCATGGACATGCCTTGAGTGGATTGTCTAGCGGCTGTATCTAAAGCTGAAAAACTAGAATTTAAGTTTTGTAATGCAGCAGAATTGCTTTGAACAGTGCCAGTGCCTCGCTGCATTTCTGAACGCAGTCTAGCCATTGACTGATTTAGTGCAGTCATGCCAGATCTGCTGTTTATTGAAGCTGCGCCTAATTGTCCTAACGCTTGAAGTAACTGCTCTGTTTGTGGGTCGGCCATTTTTTAACCTATAAATATAGTATTATCAATTATTTATAGGAATCAAAAATGGATCAAAAACCCGTAAATCCTTTACGAGCGCACTTCAGACAACCAGCAATTTACCTAAGATTACCCAGTGGTGGACAGTTTTGGAACAGTGGATTGGACTTGCCTGAAGTTGGTGAAATACCAGTTTACCCAATGACTGCTCGTGATGAAATACTGTTAAAAACTCCCGATGCATTGTTAAATGGCCAAGGTGTTATAGATGTTATACAAAGTTGCTGTCCTAATATTATAGACGCCTGGCAAATGCCCAGTGTAGATGTAGACGCTGTATTAATAGCTATAAGAATAGCTTCTTACGGTGGTTCTATGCCAGTGGATACTAACTGCCCAAATTGTAATACAGAAAACACTTTTGATGTGGATTTAAACGGATATATTGATAATATTAGGATTCCAGATTATAATAGAAAATTTCATTACGATAAAATTCGTATTAAAATCCGCCCGCAAACCTATGCCAGTTTAAATGAAACTAACAAAATTTCCTACGAACAACAAAGAGTATTAGAAAATATAGCAGTAGATGGTAATGAAGAAGATACAAAAGCAAAAGAATATAGAAAACATATAACCAAACTAGTTGATCTAAATGCTAAATTACTAGTTGATAACACCGAATACATCGAAATCACTGATACAGGCACGATTGTAAATGACCCTCAGTTTATAGAAGAATTTTATTTCAATTGTGATGCAGAATTATGTAAGGCTCTACAAGATAGATTAGTTGAAATAAGTCGTGATGGTGCTGTTAAACCACAAACTGGCACATGTTCGAACTGCTCTACATCGTATGATGTCACACTAACTTTTGATTACGCAAGTTTTTTCGCCAACAGCTCTTAACACTTGACACCGAAGGCATTTTAGGTTTAGTTAAGAGCTACGAAAATCAAGTAAAACAAATCAAAGACGAATTATTAAGATTTTGCTGGTATATGCGCGGCGGATTGAATTACAATGATGCCATGCTTTTAAGTGTTGAAGATCGACGAATAATTAACGAGATTGTTAAAGATAATTTAGAAACTGCTAAGAAATCAGGTATGCCATTCTTTTAAGACTAACTTCGTTAGTCTATTGATTTCGCTTGCGCTCATCAATGTTTTTTTAAGTTTCATCTAGATTAATTGGTCACTCTTTGCCCAGGGCGGGCAAAAAATATATCTGCTTCATCTGAGTGGCACAGTCACTAGTATTAGAGCATTACAGAGGCGGTTGTCCGGTACCTCGAGCTCCGTTCTTATACAACGGCGGCTTACATATAACATACTAGCGTAACATGTAAACTTGCTATATCGCTATAGCGTCTTTTTAGCCTTATTAATCCTATTCAAACAACTAAATCGCGGCATTTGCGATCTTCATCCCGAAGGGTAGTAGTTGAGTGCTTCTTGCAGCGAGAAGGCTTCCGTCCCTGTGTGTATTTCAACCAGGTATAGGGCACACGATGTTGGCTTGTGCTAGCTTAACTGCCTAACTTGTTTTTAATATGGGAGCCATGGACACGGACTTGTATATGCCCGTTGTAATAATCATCTGATTCTAAGACTTGGTGTCGGAATTGTTCTCTTGCTTCAATATATGAACATTCTGCTTTTGATTTACAGTAATATAGTATTTGTCTAGTGAATTTGTCTGCGCCTAGAGTTTGTATGTCTTTTTTGAGTTCGTCGTTTGAGCCATAATATTCTTGCCAATCGCTATCTATTTTGCTTCTGATCTTCTTTTTCTTTTTGTTACCGTTTTTAAGTTTTACTGTTCGTACTGTAGTTTTTGAAAATTTGGCTAACTTCTTTCCTATGTATTTGCGCCCAGATACAGTATTTGTTATCAAATACACAAATCCTACGCAATCTTCAGGAAGTGATTCCACAAGAGTGGATTCGAATAGCCATGACATACAGCATTAATTATGACTGATGCAGTCAAAGCAAAAATTACGATATATCCACATCAGTATTATAACTGGTAAATCCATTTTCTTTAACTACACTCAACACATTGTTAACACGCCCGGCTAGTTCATCTTTGTGCGAAACAAGCCAAACGGACCGATTACCTTCTCTGCTCATTTTCTTAAGAATAGCTAGACTGTTTTCTACACCCGAACTATCCATGCCGGTATCAATGACTTCATCAATAAACAATAGATTGATAGGTTGATATAAACTTTCCCACACATCTCTAAATGCCCAGCTTAAACTTAGAATTAATCTGTTGCGTTCGCCTCGGCTCAAGTTGTCAAAGTCCAGCTCTCTACCCAGTTCTTCAATGCTGACAGAAAGATCATTTTGGAACTTGACAGTGTGTGGTAATCCAATTCTATCCAAGTACTGACTCAATCTAGCGTTTAGATAACTTAGATTTTGATCAATGATTCTTTTGCGAATGAAACTGTCTTTGTTGGTCAATAGTTTAAGCAAGAACTCTTGATGTTCTCTAATATTGGCCAATTCATTAATCATGTCATAATTAATTTCTTCTAGAGCTTGAGTTTCCATCTCTCGGATTTGCTCTGCATATGGATCTATTTCTGTTTGTTTTGTTGTTAATTGTTGTTTTAGATTGGCCACAGTGTTTCTATGATTGATAGCATCCTCTTTGTTATCGTAAAACACTTGAGGCATAGGACCTGGATTGCCAATAAGCCCCAGTGCTTCTACATGACTGTGCAATTGTTCATCGTTGGCAAGATACTGTAAAGAAGTTTCTGTCAGCGTATTGCGTTTTTCTTCTAACACTTGCTCGTGTTTGTGATCGTGAATTGCCTGACCGCAGGCATAACACTCATGCTTTTCTAGTTTTTCAATTTCTAATTTTAACTTGTCTAACTGTTTTAATAGTTTGACTTGTTCAGTTTCGCAAGCAATTTTCCAGCGATTAATTTCTGCGGCTTTTTTAGTTTTTTCATTATGTGCATCTAGTGCGTCGTGATTGGCAAGCTCTTGGTCAATATCTAAATCACCAACAACTGCCAAAGCTTTTTCTAATTCTGCCAATTCATTTGCCTGTTTATTTTTCCACATGGTTTGTCTACGCCGTGTAGATTCAATTTGTTCTTGAATACGACCATTGGCATCTGTTACTGCTTTAATACGATACTCTTCTTGTGTTAAAGCATCTCGTGTGGCTTTTAACTGCTCTTTAAGTGCATCGGCTTTTTCCGACAGCATGGTGATTCCAAGCAACTGTTCAATAATAGCTCGCTGATCATTTGCTTTAAGAGCTA